GTATCTTGTAGAATCTCTGGAAGACCATGAATGCGTTCACTACCCATTTCTCATCTTTTTGCAGGTATCTACGCTTTGGTTCACATAGATGTACTTGCAGTGTCCTTGCCTTTGCAAATTCTTTATCACAGTAGGTGCATTTATTTGTCGATGCCATGTGCCTCTATCAATTCTTCAAGTTCTCTGTCGGTGATTACTTTGTCTAGTGTTTCAAGATCTGCTTCTTTCCACGTTGGATAAATCTCTTGTAGTTTTTTTAAGCTCTTGTTTGGTACACGCTTCATTGGCTTGATCCATGGATGGAATTGTTGCTGTAACGCACCACACATAGCAGTTAATATCCATAGCAGTTTTTTGTGTTTGCCTAGCGTGAAGCAGTGCTTGTTCACGCACTCGTTGACCATTTCAACGTAGTGCTCTATGTAAAATCTATCTTTCGAGGACACGTTTGAAACATACCTCATTAACATATAAGGTGAATACAAAGATTTTTCTTTGTCATCTATTCTGTCAAAGTAATCCTTGTTACGGAAGTCTACTGCTTTCAACCCGTTTCTCAGATCAAAAAATTTTTTATTTTTTTCTGCCGGCATATTTTAGTCCAAACATTGTACATTCTTTTGCTGTTACAAATGTTAATTTTAATTTCCTTTGTTTGTGTTGTAAACCTGAAAGTCTGAATTTATGAAGATGTAAAAAATCAAAAAAGTCGTGCATCCATTTCTCATCCATCCATACTGCAATCTTATTGCTTGTTATCATCACAGGTGCTTCTATTGTGATAGACTTCCTACCAGACTGAGCCATAGTCAACCTGTTCACACTGTCTTGAAATGTCTTTGACAAAATAAGCACACATTGGCTTACGCCCGTTGGTCAGAGGCACTGCTAACATCTGGCCAGATTTGATTTTTGGAAAGTACCACTTCACTTCCGTGTATATGTCAACTACATCTATTGGCATAAATTCTGGTTTGGCACTCGATAAAGGATTGAATGTAAACGCATCAAACCCTCTGTCGTTTAGACTGGTGATTGGTAACACGTGCATCTCAGATTGGCCCGCCTCACCTATGAGCATCTTCCAATCGAGTGGCATTTTGATCTTGTAGTTTCCAATTTCCAAAACCGCCGCGGGTGCGTTGAAACTTTCGAGGAATATGAGCGGTATGTAGAAGAAGTCAGGGTTTGCAGGGTCAGAATTATCAAGCACAGCGAATCTTAGATTTTCGTCTACCCATTCGGGTATCTTCTCTAACTTATATGTTCTGTTATCCAGTGTAAGGATTTTCATAATTTATCTTTTCTATATTATACGGATAATTGGCCTCTTTGTAAAACTTTTTCCTTTGGCCGAGGTGTCTTTTTGCGAACTTGCAACTGCTGGTGATATCCCATATCTGTACGCTGTCCTTGTCCTCTGCTTTCCTGATCCCACGTCCAATACTCTGTATGACCCTAACAAATGACTTGCCTGGTTCTATAAGGACAAGATTAAAAATCCTAGGAATATTAATGCCAACAGCGGCAACTCCATATGTGGCAATAATAACTTTATTTTGGCTAGTAGATATTTCATCGTATTGCTCCTTCCTGTCTGTGTTTTTTGTTGACCCTGATACGAATACAGAGTCTTTGATTTTCTTTTCTAAAATTTCTCCAGCAGATATCCTATCAACCAGTATAAGTGTATTACCAGACGTGGCTATGCTTTGTATAGTTTGTGCGACCCAACTCATCCTTGTTGCGTCTGTTGTCAGCCATTTCAGTTCTTCGCCATATGTTTTGAACTGTGGATGATCTTGAGTCTGTAAGACATTTACGTGACAGTTGGCCAGCACACCTTTGTCTTGTAATTCACTTGCTTGTATCCTGTTTGCAACTTCACCGATACTGCATTTCAATCCCATAAATTCATAGTCCGCTTTGGGTACAGTGCCTGTCAGTCCCCAACGTATGCCACAATGTGCAAAAGGTCCTGTCAACAATCTTTTCAACACATCTGCCTTTGCCATGTGCACCTCGTCAATAATCACTGTGTTGATGCCTTGTATTGCTTCCAAGAAATCTGTTGTATGTTCGTCCTTGCTTTTCTTTTCAAGTACATTTAGTGACTGCCAAGTTGCAATAGTGTTATACCTTCCCACTTCTTTTCTATCTCCATAATACACACCAACGTCAAGATTACAAGAAAGGAAGTCCTCCTCTGTTTGTGTCACAAGACTTTTGTTTGGAACAATAGTCAGCGTTCTGCCATATGGTTCTACTAGTTGACACAGTGCCGCTGTGATTATAGTCTTTCCTGCTCCGGTGGCGATCTCTTGTATGCATTGTGGATTCTCTATAAATTTGTTTATTGTTTCCACTTGATAGTCTCGCAACTGTATCGGCTGTCCCGCACAAGGATGTGTGTCAGGCCACGTGATGTGTGCAAGGTAATCCTTGTCCACTGCCTTGAATTCAAAATTGTGTTGTGGTCTTTTGTCTTCGAAGTCCACATACACACCTCCCTCTTCTAGTATTGGCAGTATTTGGTCAACAAGGTTAAGATATGTTGTACCACCCAACCCAAAGAAACTAACCTTACCATCCCATCTGCCCAGTTTCACAGCAGGCAAATGTCTAGCATAGGGTATCTCATATTTGAATTTGTTGGAGAGTCTCTTACGCCATTCGAGGCTTAGGTTCTCGAACTTCACGTTGACTTCGTCTTTTATTACTAGTTTACAACTACTCATTCTAAAGTTTTATTATAATATGATCATGCCAATCCCAACTACTCGGTTGGTGATCACTATAATACAACTTTTTTGGAAGATTTTCAAGAAGTCTTTTGAGATTGTCGGTGCCTGTGGCATAGTACCCTCCGCCTAGAGCAACCAATGATGCTTTGGGTTTCACTTTGCTTTTGATAAGTGCTCTTGGTATTCTATTCCTAACAAATAAAATTTTGGTATTATCACTAATGAGTTTGAACTGTTTGCTCATTTGATGAAGTTCATAAAGATTCTCAAAAAATTCTCTTGGTTTATGGTTATCTACTAACCAATGCTTCTTGTCAGAAAACTTATCTAGATCTATACTGTTCAATGGTACCTTGTCCAGTTCTTTCCTATAAACTGGTTCCTTGACATCGAAACCCCAACTACAATCATTTAGAATATCTATACCAAATGACTTAAATGCATTTAACCAATCCCAAAACTCTTTTACGTCTGTCTCCATGTGTATGTCACCGCTTACAGGCATTATCAACGGAAAACAATCAAGTTCTATCAAACCTTTGACTACTTCTTTTTTAGAAAAAGTTTTGGAGTCTATCCAAAGTTTATGATACTTGTTATGAGCAATTTTGTAACCTATTGAAGTTTCTGCTGGAACGTGTATGCCTTGTATTGAAATGTTAAAGTTTTTCAAGGAGTCAACCTGCGTCAGTGCAGGTTTGCCTTTGAGATTTTGATCCCAAAAATCTTGTAATGACTCTGGTGCGTCCTGTAAAATAATCTCTCCTCCGATCAATTTTGCCGTTGGTTGCTTATGCCCAATCACTTCTTGCTTAATTTTTTCGTAATCACGCAATAGACTATCATCTGTAAATTTGAAATCATATCTGGCCGCTATCAATGTTAGGTAGTATGCTGTCACGTCGGTGTGCAAGAACGTCCACTTCTTGGCCTCGCCGTCGTACTGGCTGTACCCCGCGGGAAAGTCTCTGTTATCTTTTAAACATCTGATAAGTTGTATCACTTTCTTGTTGTAAGGAAATCGTAATTCTATCTTGTCAACTCCGTCATCGTCTGTGTACTTCTCTATAACTTTGTCAAAACTGATCACCCTGAATTCGTCCTCGTACTTGGGGTTGTCCAGCAACGGTTTTATGTCCATGCCGTGTGCTTGGAACTTGGTAAGATATCTCTTCAGTATCACGAGTGCTAGTCTGGCCTGTTTCTCTGTCCATGCGTACTGTGATTCCGCCAGTGATCTCACAGTCTCGTGATCCTTTGGATGTGGCTTTATTTGAGTATTTGGTGCTTGAGCCCAAAGAAAATCATTATATGCTAATATTTTCAGTGCTTCGTTAATTGTTTTTGGCAAATCTGTGTGTATTTTATCCATGGTATTTTAGGTAATTATTAGTATATTATAACATAATTGGTAATAGTGTCAACCATGAAAAAAGTAAAAAACAAAGCGGTAAATGTAAGGAAGCAACTTAAAGTTAAGTTAGAAAACACCGCGACCAGATACAAGAACACAAAAGGATTCAGACCAACAGAACAACAGGCATACCAGTGGTTTAGATACATCAACAGATGTCTATTCAACAGCAGATTACCAATGGTTCCGTTGCATGTCAGGAAACTGCACAAGGATTGGGGCAGATG